ATACGAACGACCTCCACCTCCAGACGTTGACTTCTTCCCACCCCCGAGATATTTCTGGGTGTATGTGTTAATCTGCTCTGGTGTCAGCCCCATGGAATGACCACGCTTATAAAACTCAGCCCGTTGCTGGGAAGTTGCTTTGGCTGGGTCGAAGCGTGCGCTTTGCAAATCTACAGCAAAGGCTTTGCGCTCGCCAATCTGTATTCTGCGCTTCTCATTTTCATTCACCATGCCCTCCATCATGCGAAGCTCGCGTGCTGTTGGGGCACGTGACTTACCTGTACGGTAGTCGTAAGTTGGTAAGACTTTTGCTTGGTTAAAATACTGAGCATCACTTTTGGGTGTGGTAGATTTCAGCTTTGGTTTAGGCTTGTTGCCTTTTTCTGGGGCTGCACCCGTACCCTCTACTTCCACCCCTGCGCGTGGCGCGTCAAAGAAGGCTCCCTTGTCTAGAATCGCTTGGTATTCTGGTTCTTGTAAATTAGTTCCTGAGGAATGGCTATCCTTAGCTGCTGCTGCTGCTGCCGCTGCTGCTGCCGCTGCTGCTGCCTCCTCTGCTGCTTTCGTTTTTGCAGCCTCTTCTTTTGCCTTTCTCTGCGCGGGAGTATCCTTAGGGGTAGGTTTTCTCGCGTTGGGGTCAAGTGTGTGCCAGTTTGGTGCGTAAACAGTCATCTTTATTAAATGTTAAATATGCTTCTAATCCTATTAAGGATGCCATCATCCTCTTCTTCATCTTCTTCTGCTGCTGGGTCTGCTTGTTGTATGTCGAAAGGGTCGGTAGATGGAGATTCATTTGCAATACCCTGTGCAGTTTCCTGTACTTGATTTGATACAGGGGTCTGCCCTGTAGGTGGTTCAATAACACCAGAGTCCTCAGCTTCATCCTCTTCTACTGTGGCTAAACGCGGCGTGGGATCAGCAGGAGTTTGGATTCTCTGTAAGAGCGGATTGCGTTGCTGCCTTTCTGCCGCTGCACTTTGCACATCAGGATCCAACTCTCTTGCTGAACCGATGGATCGAGCAGAGTCCAGTTGGTTGGCTCCCTGTACTTTCACAGCTTGTCTCTCCCTTGCAAATTCAAGGATTTGTTGTTGCTGTCGCAATTTTTTTAGTTCGTCATCTAGGCTTGGCATATCAACTTGAATAGTAGTGGGGCAATCTTACCTAGATTACATTGTAATGACAAGGATAATGTTAAGGCAAGTAGGCAGACTCGTTGTGCAGCGCTTGTTTTAAACCCTTGATACTCCGAGGAGGTCTGCGGTATCCCTTGGTCAGGTCAGCTTCCCTTGGCTCCAAGGCTATAAGCCCATGACGCTGTCTGGCGAGGTCTAAGGCTAGGAAAGCAGCATCTGCAAGGTCGGGGCTTTTACCAATACGGGCTTTGAACTCTGGTTTAGACTCAATGCGCACCTTTAGTGAGCCTGTTTTAAGTAATTCGTATGTTCTCCCCACAATTTCTTGGGCAAGATCATTACTAAGACCATACAACTGGCGCGTTCTAATCAATTCTTTCCCTACGAACCAAAGCTCTGACACCCTGTTCGTATACATCTCAACACCCGTCATCTGCGAGTTAACGCTGACCCTCTTCTCCGATGGCTTCCCCCCAAATATAACCCTCAAAAACCTTGAAGACCACTCACCTGCGAGCACATCGCAGAATGATGCCCCTGCTCCAGTAGCGTCTACAGCAAGATCATCGGGGGCTATGCCTTCGCGCTCACATATCTTCTTGACCTGCTGAACAATCTGGTAAGTGCGTGGCACAGCCTTATTTGTTGCATCATCGTTAAGCTGGAAGTAATCCCCAATCTCAAAAACGTAGTTGCCTTTATCGTCTAGCCCAACATAGCCTGTATACAGGATTGTTCTGTCCCCGCCGTTGGTAAAGGCAGGGTCGAGTCCTGCCACTTTCGTGGGGGTTGATGCCCAAGAGACTTTATTCATGCAGCCACTCTGCGTCAGTTCTGTCTCTGAGTATATGCCCTCATCTTCGTCCGCATCATAAAACACGGCACGAACCATTCGCATATAACCACGCGATGACTCTCCAAGAAGAGCACGCTTCTCATTAATTTGATCAAGGCGAGGCAAAAACGGATACACAACTTCCCCCGCTAAAATGTTGGGGCTGCGCTCACCGTCGAGACGAATGTATTTTCCTCCCCATTTGGTACGCCACCCATCATCGACGTTAGTGTCAACAGAGTCCCACCCATCTTCTGGCTCCGACCAGACCCCAAACGCATCAAACTTAGAGGATGGGTTAGACATCCCGATCATACTGAAGTCAGGGTTAGCTGATAAGTTTGTAAGACCTGCGTGGACTACAGCCTCAGATATTTCTGATAGCTCGTCTCCTATGACAATAACGTGCTTATTCTTAATACCAATGAATTTACCTACAGCTTCACGTGTTCTGCTTTTCTCTGCGGCAATGAGTGATAAACCACTCTTTTCCAGCAATGTCCCTTTATCAGTGACATATGCGACGTTGCCTATTGAATCCCGTATCTTGAACGGCATATCCTCAATCACGGCAAGCAGAGTGATCACTGAACCCCAAATCCTTTTCCGTGCCTCACGGAGCGTGGTCGAGGTAATGAGAACCAAGGTGTCCTGAGGTCGAGCAAGGCAGTTCACAATTCCCCAAGCAGCCATAGTGTGTGATTTGGAGGAAGAAGCAGCACCACCAACAGCTACGAACTTGTTCTGAATACACGTCTTAATGATCTGGTTTGCCCAAGGGTTCCTCTGCATTAAGGCATCAGGAAGATCAGGTCTATTCCACATAATGTCACATATGCGCCAGAAGTAATACTCCCGTGCCGAATCAAGGTGGTGGTTCCCAAAGCCGTAGAGAAGGGCAGTGAGCAAACTTGTCGGCGGGATGCTCATCCCCCCAATGTCCATCTTCGTAGTCGAAGGCTGGATGTATGGCTCAAACTTTGGGTCAATCTTTGTTTCCATTTATTGTTGTCATGGGTGTCGCAGTAAGTATAATGTAAATACAGTGAGCGACAATAAAAATAAACAACTTCGTAAATGCAAGAAGAAGGTAATGCTGCCGCGAGCTTTGTATCTATATGAGCAGGACTACTCGCTCTCCACAATCTCAGAGCAATGCGAGGTTCATATCTCTACGCTACGTAGATGGCTCCGCGACGCTGGTGTCCCTCCCCAGAAAAAAGGTGAGCGGAACTTGACGGGGAAACCACTAGATGCAGCTAAAGTTTTTGATGGGACAGAGCACTTGAAGAACCCCATTGCTGTAAAGGAAGCAGCGCTAGCCGCTCAGGTAGAAGAGGAGGAGAGGCTTGATACAATAGCAGCAGCCCAGTCTAGTCCTGCTGACCAGTATCAAAGCTACATGGCGAGTAATGCAGTGAAGCTAATGCGTGATGGTATTGCCCGAATGAGACCCCCCACCAATGTCAGAGAGATGGAGGTGTTGGACAAGATTGCACGCCGTCACTTTGGTTTAGACCAACAAAAAGGAGGCGGAGCAAACTCGCTGTCTATAGACATCAACATCCTCAACAATGCAGCGGCAGCAGCAGCCGACAAACCTAAGACAACCCATGATATCGACATATAATAGATCTACAAATCGGCAGCTTTTCCCTGTCAGAACAATTGAAAAGCCAGCCATGGTAATTCTCTCTGTGCCCACGAAGGAAGGAGACTTTCGTTTCACACTCAGCCAGATTGATAAAAGGTTTGCGCGAGTCGTGCCTAGCACATGGCAAGAAATTTGTTTTATCCGATCCTTAGACCATGGACATAATGTGTTTGCTCCATGGGATGGTGATGGTGTGCTGGTGATGGAAGAGTTCCTACCACTTCTATGATTGTTGGTGTTGATAATGGATCTTGCTCTGGGGCTATGGTAGCCCTCACTGATGATGGCGAGGTTCTTGGTTACACTAGACTACCTGCTTACAAACCCAAGAAGCAGCCTAAAGAGCTAGTCTTAGAGGAGTTTGTGGAGTGGGTGAAAATGTGGGAAGAGCCTGTGTCACTTGTGGCTGTGGAGCGACCCCTTACTTTCTCTAGATCGGTTCAGGCAATGAGGTCAATGGCTCTTTGCTATGGTCAAATACAGGGTTTGTGTGCGGGTTTAGGGTGGAGACATGAAGGGATAGATGTGAGAGCATGGCAAAACGCTATGCTTGGCTATTTCCCAAAAGGGCAGTCGAAGCGAGCAGCCCTCCGCAAAGCTAGGCAGCTAGCGCCCAGTGAAAAATGGTGCTCGTCACGTGGCAATAAACCCCATGATGGTATTGTAGATGCCTATTTGATAGGGATGTATGCCCTAGAGAAAAAAATATAGAAAGTTCTTGAACACCGCCAGCGGATAAGGCATGGTCTCTTCAGTGAAGCAACTGTTCGATAGACAATCTGAGGCGTGTAACTTTTTTAAGGACGTGCAGAGTAAAGGGTTTAACACCTTGGATACCAGCGATGCTGGTACAGGCAAGACTGTGGTAGCTGCCCACCTCGCCAGTTCATCTAAGCGACCTGTGGCTGTCTTATGCCCCAAGCAAGTCATACCTGCATGGGAGCGGGAACTCGCAGATGCTGAAGTAGAGCCGTTGTTTGTTTTGAACTATGAGAAAATAAGAACAGGCAGGACAAAGTGGATGACAAAGAAAGGCAAGATGCTTATGACTTGGCATCTACCTGCGGACGTTATCATATTAGCTGATGAGATACACAAGTGTAAAGGACCCTACACGCAGAACTGCCAGCTTATTGTCAGCCTAGTTGATCAGGGATTCTCAGTTCATGGAATGTCAGCTACAGCCGCAGAAGACCCGACAGAGATGCGGTCGCTCGGTTATATGCTAAGGCTTCACAGCTTGCAGAAAGCTACTGAAGGTAAGAAAAACTGGTACTCTTGGATGAAGCAGTACGGCTGTGATCAAGACTTTTGGGGCAAGTGGTATCTCAAAACGAGATCAAGCCTAGCACAGCTAAAGCCACAGTTGTATGGAGTCTCTACCGAGCGCCTTGCTGTAGCTGATTTGCCTGATGCCTTTAGAGAGAACAGGATTTTTATTGAACCTATTGAGTTTAAAAACTTGGCAAAGATCAAGTCTGCCTATAAAGACTTAGGCATCACTCCTGAGATCCTAAAGGAATACATTGAGACGGGTTCCGTGGAACATAGTGATCACGTGGTTGTTAATATCATGAAAGCTAGAGCGCTATCAGAGATACTCAAAGTCCCAGACATTGTTGAAATGGCTGAAGACCTCATATTAGAAGGCATAAGTGTAGTCATATTTGTCTCATTCAGAGCGACAGTCGAAGCACTATGCACGAAGCTAGGATGTGGTGCTATTGAGGGTGGGAGGAAAGACAGGCAGCAGGTGATTGATGATTTTTGTTCTGACCGCACACACTGTGTGGTTGTGAACACGGCTGCGGGAGGTACTGGAATATCTCTACACGATACACGTGGGGAGAGACCTCGCGCTAGCCTCATAAGCCCACAGTGGTCGGCTAAAGACCACATACAAGTGCTAGGACGCATACACCGCAACGGTATGAAGTCTGACGCTCTCCAAAAGATCTTAGTTGCAAATGATAGCGTGGAGGAAGTTGTTATGGAATCCATGCAACGACGTCTGAGCAACCTAGACTGCATGAATAGCAGATAAACCAAAACCAAAACATAAACTAAAACCAAAAACCATTATGCCAGAAAAAGAAATCGAACTAAACGACTGCCTTGCAAACTGTAAGTTCAGTAAAGCTCTGTTAGCCTTCATGCGTGATCTACGCGATGCCGTAGGTGACACAGATGCGGACTCTGAAATGACCAACGATGAGCTACTCGCTTTAGTGAAAAAACTAAAAGCAGCATCCGATGCCAGCTAAGCAGCCGCACGCTGACAGGGGACACGCTGAGTTCAGCCCCAGCCAGTTAAAGTACATCGCTTCATGTGCGGGTTTTCAAGGACGCAGTGGTACAAGTGCCGCTGCTGAGATGGGAACCCGCATCCACGAAGCGTTAGAGGTGCGTGACCCAAGCGCACTACATAACGAAGAGGAGCTTGATCTCTACACACGATGTGCAGAGATGGAAGATGATCACTTACTTGAATCATTCCCTAATTTAAAACTGATAGATGATTATCACGAGGTCTTCCTCAAGATTCGTCTTGATGGGTGTGAGACATTTGGTACATGTGACCGTCTGTCCATCTCCGAGGATGGTAAGTTTGCCGTTCTCGCTGACTACAAGACAGGCATCAGCCTAATTGACCCACCACACAGCAACCAGCAAGCAATGGCTTACACCCTAGGTGTGTTCCAGAAACACCCTGACATTGAGCGTATTGAGTTTGCCTTCTATGTGCCACAAAGATCAAGCGACCCTATTGTTGGGTCATTTGATCGGAGTGAGATGTCAGTCCTGACTGAGGTTCTTAGCCGCATCATCAAGGAAGGTGAGCGTGTCCGCCCTCAGTGGGGTGG